TGTTGGGGTGGGTAAATATCAACCAGGATATAAATTAGATGTTACTGGCACTATTAGGGCAACAAGTGATGTAATTGCATTTTCTGATAAAAGAGTTAAAGAAAATATAATAACTATTGATAACGCCTTAAATAAAGTTAGTAAATTAAGAGGCGTAACATATACAAGAAAAGATATTGATGATAAAACAACTAAAGTTGGTGTTATTGCTCAAGAAGTTTTAGAGGTATTGCCAGAGGTTGTCGAAAAAGATGATAAAGGTTTATATTCTGTTGCTTATGGTAATATGGCTGGTGTATTTATAGAAGCTATAAAAGAATTAAAAGCTGAGGTTGATAGTTTAAAACAAGAAATAAAAGAATTAAAAAAATAAATTATGGCTTGTCCGAATGTCGCAAATGATGAAATATCAATGCTAAAAACTGGTAGGGAAAGAACTGGTGCTGGTTATGATTCTAGTTATAGTTTATCAACACCAATTTATATGTCAGATTTACAACGATTATCTGGTGGTCAATCTAGTGGCTCAGGTCAAAATTATCCAGCTGTTAATACTTTAAACCCAGTTGAAAACCGACCAGATGGCTCAAATCCTTTACAGTTTTCTGAATTTAGTGAATATAACCAAAATGTAACTAGGTCAGCATTTAATTATATATATGATTCACAAAGTAGTGCAAACGCTTGTTTAGCTGGTATTCCATCACCAGCTCCATATTATCATACTGATGTAAATAATTTAGTGCCTGATGCTGGTGGTGGTCAATATACTGCATACACAACTCTAAGCGGCTCAACAGTTGTTGCGGCTGGTTACTATTCAATATATTCAACTGGTAATTTTCCATCAGCTAGTGGAAAATATATGCAAGTCGGTAGTAATGGTTCAATATTATCAATCGGTAATTGTTAAAATAAATTCTTAAATTTGTAAAAAAATATATTATGGCAAATACTTATAAATGGTTAATTAACCAACTAGATGCAAAAATAAAAGAGGATGATTTAGATAATGTTATTTATAACATTCATTGGTCATTTATTGGTGAGGATAATTCTGACCCTAAAATTGTTAAAAGCACTATTGGTGTTACAAGTGTAAAATATAACAAAGAAAGTACATTTATTCCTTATGAGGATTTAACAAAAGATATTGTTGTTTCGTGGTTAAGTGAAAAATTAGATATTGACAGCATGAAACAAGGTTTGGATAAACAAATTGAATTGGCAAAAAATCCAGTTGATGAATATTTAAAACCAGATTGGAATTAATAATTAATAATAAATAAATATAATGAGCAAACTAGAGGAAAAGGAATTAAAAGAATTAAGAGAATCAATAACAAAACCAAACCAAATTGCAACTGAAATTGGTATGAGAGTTATTGCATATAAAGATATCGACAACCTTGTTGATGCATTTAGTAAAGCATCTAAAGAACAACAAGAGTTAATGAAATCAATTGAGGAAAAACATGGCAAAGGTTCTTTAAATATTGATACTGGCGAAATCACACCAATCGAGGAATAATGCCAGTTTTAAATGCCAGTAGCTTTTTATTATTAAAAGATACAACTGTTATTGGTCATTCTAAAAACACATCATTTAATGTTAATGTAGATACACCAGAATCAACTACAAAAGATAGTTTAGGATGGCGTGAAATTATACCAGGTGTTAAATCTGGTACAATTAATTGTGAGTGTTTAACTGATTATTCTAACAGCTTAAATTTTGATGAAATTGCCGACATGATTATAACTCGGCAAAAAGCAGTTTTTTATTTTAAAGATACTGTAAACACTAAATTAATAGTTAGAGGTGAGGGCTTTATTGTATCGGTTGATGAAACTGCGGAGTTTGAAAATGCAACCTCTTTTAACTTAGACATAAATTTAACTGGTATATTTACTGTTACTGATGCATCTGAGGGTAAGACATGGGATAATGTCTTTGAAAAATGGGAGGATATTGCTACAAACTTGGAAAATGTATAAATATTTTATTTGTATATTTGTCTTAAATTAATAATTAAAAAATATAAATTATGGCTACTGTCGGAGTATTTAATGGAACTAACTTATTACTAAAATTTGCCGCTGATGGTGGTTCACCAGCATCAATCGGACATTCAACATCTTGTTCACTTTCACTATCTAATGATTTGCCAGAGGCAACTACAAAAGATAGTAGTGGATTTCAAGAGGTTATTTCTGGTGTAAAAAGTGGTGAAATTAGTTTTGAGGGTTTAGTTGCTTATAATGATGCAAATAATGCTATTGAGGCGGCTGATTTTCTTTTGGCTAGAACAAAATTAGATTGGTCTTTTGGAACTGCCGCTACTGGGGATGAGGTTTATTCTGGTGAGGGTTTTATTAGCTCAATTGAAATGAGTGCCGAAATGGAATCACCAGTATCTTATTCTGGTTCGATTACTGTTACTGGTGCAATTGCTAAATCAACTAACTAAGAAAAATAACATATAATCTAAAGGGGTATAGCTTAAGGAAACTATACCCTTATATATATATAAATTATGGCAAACAAGAAACGAGGGTACTACACCCTAAAACTAGGTGGCAAAATGCGAACTATGCATTTTTCAATGAATTTCTGGTCTAACTTTACTGAGCAACTTAATATTTCACTTGACCAAATAGGTGAGGTTTTTGCTGGTGGTATGTCTATAAAAGGCATTAGAGCTTTGATATATTCTGGCCTATTGGCACATGACCAAGAACAAGGTAATGATATTGACTACAATGAATTTAAAGTTGGAATGTGGCTTGAGGATTTTGATTCTGAAAAATTAAATGATGTGGTAAATGCAATGATGGAATCAAGAATTTTGGGTAATGACTTAAATATGGGTGTTGCTAGAAATATTAAAAAAACCTCAAAACCTACAAAAGAGGGAAAGTAACAACCCAGCTGACTTGGGAAAGTTTATTGGATTATTATATTGGTCAAGCTGGGATAATGCCAGATATTTTTTGGAAAAATACTTGGAAAGAAAATCAATTGCTGGGCGAATCACACATGATTAAATCTAATATGCAATGGGAGCAAGTGAGATATATTGCATCAATGTTATATAATGTTAATTGCAATAAAAAAGCTCAAATGATTACACCAGATAAATTATTCCCTTTGCCTCAAGATGTCTATTTACAAAGAGGCAAACCAAAATCATCAAAAGATGAAATGATGGCATTTAAAAAATTATCTGAATCTAAAAAGCCACAAAAATAAGTGGCTTATTTTTTTTGTATTTTTGAATAAAATAAAATTACATGGCGGATAGTAAATTAAGAGTACAACTAATTGGCGATGCATCACGATTAACTGGTACGCTAAATAAAGCGAGTGCAAGGTTAAAATCATTTGGTAAAAACGTATCAGCTGTTGGAGCTAGTATGCAAAGATTTGCATTACCAATGGCATTAGCTGGTGGTGCGGCTATAAAAATGGGTGCTGACTTTGACAAGTCATTAACTAAAATAAAATCTTTGGTTGGTATTGCTGGGAATGAGGTTGATAAGATGGGTAAAAAAGCCAGACAAATGGCAATTGAAACTGGTGCATCAAGTACTGATGCGGCTGATGCCTTATTTTTTATTACATCTGCTGGTTTAGAAGGTAAAGTTGCAATGGATGTTTTAAATGCATCCTTGAAAGCTAGTGCGGTTGGTTTAGGTGATGTTACCCAGGTAGCTGATGCGGCAACCTCAGCGATGAATGCCTATGGCTCAGATACACTAAGTGCAAGTGATGCAACTGATGTATTGGTAGCGGCTGTTAGAGAGGGTAAATTATCTAGTGAGGAATTATCTGGCTCAATTGGTTCAGTTATTCCTATTGCCTCAAATATGGGTGTTACATTTAATGAGGTTGGTGCAACTATGGCGGCAATGTCTAGGACTGGTACAAATGCGGCAACAGCATCTATGCAGTTAAAAAACATATTGATGTCTATTAACAAACCATCAAGTGAGGCGGCTAAAGAACTTACAAAATTAGGTTTGTCTAGTGCTTCTTTAAAAGAACAAATTAAACAAGAAGGTTTATTATCTGTTTTAGAAACTTTAAAAAGTAAATTTGAAAAAAATGCTGATGCTCAATCTAAAGTTTTTGGTAACTCAAGAGCTTTAATGGGTGTTATGGATTTACTTGGTAAAGGTATTGATTCAACAAGAGAAATATTTGGTGAATTAAATAACGTACAAGGAGCAACACAAAAAGCATTTAATGAAACCTCTAAAAGTGCAAGTTTTAAATTAACAAAAGCATTAAATACAGCCAAGGAATCATTTGCTGAAATGGGTTCTGTTTTACTAACTACATTATTGCCATTAATACAAGATATTACTGGATTTATTACAAGATTATTTCAAGCATTTAATAAGCTCGACCCTGGTATGCAAAAATTTATTGCGGCCTCTGGGGTTTTAGCTGTTGCATTACCTACAATTATTGGTTTATTTGGGACATTACTAACAGCTATTGGTGCATTATTATCACCAATTGGTTTAGTTGTATTGGCAATTGCTGGTATTGGTACTGCAATTTATAAAAACTGGGAAACTGTCGGACCAGTATTAGTTAAATTATACAACAGATTTGTTGATTTATATAACTCTAGTTTAGGATTAAGATTAGCTATACATGGCTTAGGAGCAGTATTTAAAAGCGTTTTTATAGGTGCAAAAACATTAGTTTTAGAATTTAGCAACATATTCGTAACAATGTGGGAACTTATTAAGGAGTTTTCAGAAAAAGGAATGGATGGCGATTTTTTATTGGTTTTAAAAAAAGGTTTTAATAAAGGCGAACAAATTGCAAAAGATGGAGCCGATGAAATTAGTACTGCTTTTACAGATGGTTTTGTTAATGGTGTAACCTCACAACTAGAACATAAAACTTTTGAGGGTGTTACAAATGCATTAAAAAATGTCGCTACTAAAGCCAAAGGAATGGTTACTGGTATATTGAGCGGTAATAATTTTGGTGGTGCCGCTGGTGGTGGTGGTGATGATAAAAAAGAATCAAAAGGTTTACAATCGGCTGGTATTGTTAGTGTTGGCAAAGACCCTATCACACTATTAACAGAGGGTATGAAAGAAAATAAACCAGCTTTTGATACCGCCTTAAATGGTATTGGTGCATCACTAACCGCAAACCTACTTATTCAACAAGAAAAAATGCAAAAATTTAAAGAAATTGGTTTGCAAATGGGTGAATCTATTAAAGGCACATTTTCACAAATGGGGTCATCAATAGCTCAATCACTAGGTGCTGGTGAAAGTGCATTAGGTACTTTTGCTGGTGTTCTTATAGAAACTGCAATGACTGCATTAGGAGCATCACTAGCTACAACAATGGGTTTTGGTGCTGAATCAGCTGGAGCAACTGCAAAATCAATGGGTCCATTAGCGGCATTTGTTTTACCAGCATTATTAGCTGGTGCGGCAGTTGCTGTTAAAGGTGCATTTAGTAAAGTAGAAAAACCAAAGAAATTTGCCGCTGGTGGTATTGTATCAACTCCAACAATGGGGTTAATGGGTGAATATCCTGGAGCTAGAAGTAACCCAGAGGTTATTGCACCATTAGATAAATTAAAGGGCATGATAGGGGATAGGAATAATCAACAAGTTCAAGTAGGCGGTTCATTTACTTTAAAAGGTCAGGATTTAATAGTGGCATTACAAAGAGCAAACAAACAACGAAATAGAGTTATATAATGGCATATGGTGTAAAATACAGATTGGAGTTTTCTGATGATGCGGAAAATGGCAAAAAAATAGAAATATTAAAAAAAAATTATTCTGGTTCTGTTTTACCAATAGTGGGTCAAGCTGACCCATGTGTTATTAGCTGGGAAGGTGATGATAATTTTTATTCGCCAATAAAAGGTTCACAATGTACTTTAAATTTATTTGTAACTGATACAGTTAGTTATGATAATTTTTATGAATTTGATGAGAGAGAATACCAAGTAAAGATATCATATAAAGATAGTAGTAATAATTATCAAACATATTGGATAGGTTGGTTGGTAGTTGACCAATTTAGAGAGGCAATTACAACAAAACCATTTCCAATAACACTAACAGCTTTTGATGGTTTGGGTACGTTAGATGCTTACACTATGTATTTAAGTACTACTAGCGTTTCTAGTGTAAATGCTAGAACTTATATAACTAATACATTAAATAATTTAGATTTAGAACTTGATATTTATGTTAGTCAAGATATATTTATTAGAAATCCTGGTAATACTGTATATTCATTATATGATGTTATGAATATACCGCCATATTCTTTACTTAAGGATAAATATGATGTTAATACTGCAAAACATATATTAGAACAAGTTTTAAAAATATCAAATGCTAGGATTTTTCAAGCCTTTGGTAGTTGGTACATAATTAATAATTCTAGTTATTCGGCACAAAGTGTAAAAGATGCTAGTGCATCAACAGCACAAGGTGGCACAATACCAACTGGCATTGGAACATCTGAATCTAGTAATTTAGTTAATAATGGTACAGAGGCAATAAAATTTATTAAGTATAATTATCAGGGTACTTATCAATCGACAACAACAGTCAATATGTTAAAACAGATACCTAGCCAATTATTGCCAATAGAAAATTCATTGGCAAAAGAATTTTTAAGACCATTAAATAAATTTAATATTACACATGAAACCTCACAATATTTGGAAACTAATACTTTTACTAATTCTGGTTTTGAAAATGGTTTAGCAAATTGGACTAATTACAACACAAGCGGTACAACATCACCAGGTGCATTGTCTAGCGATTTTACAAAACAAGGTTTAAATAGTTTTAAAAACTCGCAAACACAAACTACTGAAACTGGCACTAGAAAAACATTAACTAAAACAGCTGATGTTTACAACTCAGCACATCTAGGCCATAAATTAAAAATTAACGCTTATTTTGATACTAATAGTGGTTATGGTAGTGTTAGTTTTAGATTTAGTGTAAAAATAGTTGAGCAAGGGCCAGGAGCAACACAAACTAAATATTGGAATAATAGTTCTGAATCTTGGCAAAATAGTAGTGTTGTAAATATACAAGATATTGATTCTGTAAATGCATGGGATGAGTTTGAATATGATTTTGGTACCTTTCCAATAACTGGATTGTTGACATTAGATTTATACGAACCTTTTGTACAAAATTCTGGGGGTTTAAATGCTTTATATTATGATAATATTGAGCTTTTATTTGACCGCAAAGAGGGTACAAAAAGAACAAATTTTTATGCTAGTATAGATGGTTTTGCTTATGAAAGGGTTAGAACAACTGGCTCAAATTTAACTGGTGAATTAGATTTAAGTGATTTACAATTATCATCAAATAATTATACAAATTGTGGTTTATCAGCAACTAGCTGTATAAGACCCAGGGATGATAACGCTAGTTTTGTTAAATCATTAGAACAAATTATAACACAACAAGTAATAAATGATTATAGAACAAACCTTATTAGATATGAGGGTAAATTATATAATTTAAATAATGACCCTATTGGTTTAAATAATAAGGTGTGGATTAACTTTGGCAATCCAGCTAGTGGCAATTTAAGAGAGAATTATAGTTGTTATATTGATGGCATGACTTATAGTGTTAAGAAAAATGCATATGAGGTTATTATGCACATACCTAATCAAAATGATGACCAAAGCAGTACATTTAAAGCGACATTTTAAACTTTTTTCTTTTCCTTGTTTGCTGGGAAAACCCTCTGAGTTCTTATATTTAGGGGGTTTTCTTTTTATAAAATAATTTAAAATAATTCTTTTATTTACAAATTTTTTTTTATTTTTACAAGCTAAATAATTAAATATGGAATTTGAACTGCATTTTAGAAATGAGCTTAAAAGATTAAAATTTAAGCGTTACCATGTGTGTGAAATATTAAATTGCACAATGCCAACATTAAAAACTAAAATAGAAAATCCTGAGCGATTGACTGTTGGCGATATTACTAAATTAAACAACTCAGGATTTGAATTAAATAGAATAATTTATGAACTAAAAAATTAATTAAACTTTATGAAATCAATAAATCAAAAGCTGTTTGCTTTACAGCAAGAGATTGGAGCAATCTCGAAGGATGCAAAAAATCCTTTTTTTAAAAGCAGTTATTTCGACATCAATTCGCTAATTAATAATTTAAATCCACTTTTAAAAAAGCATAGTTTATTATTATTACAACCTATAATTAATAATGAGGTACATAGTGTTATACAAGATGTTGATTCCGATAACAGAATTTTATCTAGTATTAAATTACCAGAAATTAATGACCCACAAAAATTAGGGAGCTGTATAACTTATTTTAGGCGATACACATTACAATCATTATTAGGCCTTATGGCTGAGGATGATGATGGTAATTTAGCTAGTAATAAAAAGGTTGTAGTTAAAAAAGAGGATAACCGACCATGGTTAGATATTAACCAAAAAAAAGCTGTATTAAATAATCAGCAAAGTAATGCAAAACAAGAGGCCCAAAGAATTTTAAATAAATATAGAATGAAAACTATTTGGGCAACAGAAATTAAAAATCAATTTAAACTTTAAAATAATAAATATGGAACTAAAAGGAAAAATTAAGTTAATAAATCCCACTAAAGAATATGGTGCAAAAGGATTTAAAAAAAGAGAGCTAGTGATTGAAACTGGCGATGATTACCCACAATTTATAACTATTGAATTTATACAAGATAAATGTGAGGTATTAAATAGCTACAATGTTGGCGATGTTGTTACTATTGGTATTAACATACAAGGTAGAGAATGGGAAAACCCTGAGGGTGAAACTAAATATTTTAACTCAATACAAGGTTGGAAAATTAGTAAAGAGGGCGGTTCAGCACCAGCTCCAGTAGTTGCAAATGAAAGCAACGATTTACCCTTTTAAATCTTAAGTTATGGCATACGAAAACAAAACAGAAACCATTGAAGGTGAAACATTTAATCATTTTAGAAATCAAACTAAAAAGATTTATGATGCAATACATTTTTTGGTCAAGTTTAATTATCAAGTCATTGACTTAGAAAATAAATGGATTAACAAATCTAATGTTGATGAGTTAGAACACCCTTTTAACAAATCTAATGTTGATGAGTTAGAACACCCTTAATTAATATAAAAGCAAACAAAGGGAACGAAGGGCGTAATTAATTTTATGCCCTTTTTTTATTTTTAATTTTTATTTATGCAAATTTTTTTTTAAATTTAAAATCAACTTTAAAATTTATTATATGAAAGTAACTAGAGTAACTAAAGTTTATCGCCCTATGCGAAAGGTCGGTAATTTATTAAAAGACATTTTTAGGCCAAAAGAATCAAAACATTTTTGGGTGAGAATATGTGAAATTGCCGAATCAAAAAAAGATAAAAAAGAGCAAATAAAAAAAATAAAGGAATTTTTAGAAAACAGAATAAAAGTATATGAAAATAATTAAGGATAGCAATGAGGTTTACCATTCGCATAAATCTATAAGTGCAAGTGGTTTAAAGGAAATTTGGAAAAAATCAGTATATCATTTTTTAAATAGAAAATTTAAAGAAACTCCAGCAATGAAATTAGGGACTGCGGTTCATCAAATGTTATTGGAGCCAGAGGATTTTGATGACATATATTATGTTATAGATAAAATTGATAAAAGGACCAAAGCTGGTAAAGAGGCATATAGCAACCAAATAGAATTGGCAAAAAATAAAATAGTATTAGAATCTGATATGTTTTATATTATTAAAGAAATTGTAAAATCATTTAATAAAAATAAATTAGCCAAACAATATACAAGAGGCGAAATGGAGCTATCACATTACACTAAATTTAATGGCATATATGTGAGGGTCCGACCAGATTGTATAAATAAAATGGCAAATTATATAAGTGATGTTAAAACTTGCCAAGATAACTCACCAGAAGGATTTAAAAGGGATGTATATAAATGGGGTTACCATTTACAAGCGGCATTTTATATGGATGTTTGTGGCATAGATAATTTTAAATTTATAGCTGTTACAACTACATATCCATATACTTGCGAGGTACATACTTTGGATGATGATACATTAGAATTTGGCCGCAATGCCTATAAACAAGCTATAAATAGTTGGAAAGATTATTTGGAAACTAACATAGCGCCTAGCTACACATGGTACAAATACGCTGAGGATGGCTCATTTTTATTATAATATGAAATTAGAATACTTTAAAGATATTGTTGAAAAACATACAGAATTAAAATTAAAAAATCCTACTAGAAAATTTGAGTATATTTTTGCTAGAGCGTGTTATTATTATTTGTGTAGAAAATATACTAAATGTAGTTTTCAGCAAATAAGCAAAACATTAAATAAAAACCATGCTACTGTAATACATAGCTTAAAAGAATTACCCTATATTTTAAAGCATCATAAACATTTACAAACAATGTTTAATCAAATATTAAAAGAGGCCGACAAAGATTATATTTTTGAATCTACAAAAATGAGTATTGATGATTTAGTTAAAGAGTATAATTTTCTATTGTTAAAAAATGGTGAGCTACAAAATAAGTTGGTAAATCAAGATAAAAAACTAAAATCAATAAGGTCTGAAAATAAAGAAATGAAACGAATTATTTACATCATGGCTGATACTGACTAAATATTTTTTAATTTTGTAAATAAATTTTATGTATAAAAACCCATATAGTAAATATTTAGGCAAAGAGGATATATTACAAAACCAGGTCATGAGATACATTGGTTTAAAATATCCTAAGGCATTATTTACTCATGTAGCAAATGAAGGTAAACGAACAAAATTTGAACAATACAAAATGAAATATCTAGGCACTAAACCAGGCATACCAGATATTATGATTTTTAATCCTAATAAGACAAAGAATGGTTTAGCGATTGAATTAAAAGCTGGGTATAACAAACCTACCGAAAACCAAAAAAAGTGGCTTAAAGAGCTTAATAACGAGAACTGGGTGGCTGTTTGGCATAATAATTTAGATGAATGTATTGAGACAATAGATAAATATTTTAACAATGGCATCTAATAGAACAAAAAAATATACTTTGAACCTAATACACAAAAAGTGAGATGGACCCAAACCAGTAGCGATAATTTTAAATATGATTATAAATATATTGGCGAAGCTAATGAGCCAGAATTTGAATTACTTTTAGATTTTTTGTGGTTTCTTTATGAGGATAAAGAAATTACATACAATCAATTCTTTGATACTTATAAAGAGATTAGAGATTTTTGCGATTCAATAAAAGGTTTGGTTGACAAAGAATAATATTTTACTTATTTATGAAATACAATAAGATATTTAAACCTAAAAAGTTTGATAATTTTACCATAATACCTAGCTATATTTTTAGAGATAAGGGTATTTCTGTTGGTGCTACTGGTCTTTATTCTTATTTATTTTCACATACAGCTGAACAAGAAATTACTATTGAATTTATATGCGGCCATTTTAAAGAGGGTAAAGATGCTGTTAGGGCCAAGATTAAAGAGCTAATTGAATGTGGTTATTTAGAGCGTAAAAGAATAACCGATAAAGGTAAATTTAAAGGTTTTAACTATATATTAAAAGCAAACCATAAAGGGAAAAAACCGAAATCGATAAAACCGATGTCGGAAAATCCGCCACAAAGTAATATTAATAATATATATACTAATAAAAGTAATATTAACCACGATTCACAAATTGTAAATTCCTATGTACATTTTGTTGATTTATTTGACAAAAGGTATCAACCAAAAAGTGATACACAAAAAAATAAATGGATGCAAGTTTTAGATAGATGTGTTAGAATTGATAAATACGATTTAAAAGATATTTATTTAGCTGTTAAATATCATAGAAATGATGACTTTTGGAAGGACCATTTTTTAACATTACTTAAATTAAGAAATAATGATAAAAATGGAATTATGTTTATTCATCGGTTTATGGAAAATTATAAAAAACAAAATAAACCTAAATGCTATTATAAAGTAAAAGGGATTAAAGAATATGTTAACTATGTTGATGTTGATGGGAAAAATAAACTAGGAGCAATAACAAAAACTAATAAACTTAATGAATTTAATTTAAGTCAAATATTAGATAGAAATGAAATTAATGAATTGTTAAATTATTTAAAATAATGAGTAAGCTAATTAGGAACAGTAATCAAGTAAAACAAGCTATTGATTTTAGTGGTATTGGTGATGATAAAATACATCCAACTGATATTGATGCTGTTTTAGAATTTGACAACAAAGCATTAATATTATTTGAGGCAAAAAAAGTTGGTAACAATTTACCTACTGGTCAAAGATTATTACTTGAAAGGTTAGTTGATAGTTGGCATACAGAAAAATCAATTGCTGTAATTGTAAAACATGATTTTAAAGATGATACAATTGATATACCCTTAGCTGAATGTTGGGTAACTAATTATTATTATGATAGTAAATGGTATAAATGCAAAAAACCATTAAAACCATATCTGCAAAATATCTTAGATAAATGGAATATTACAAAATTATCATTATAATATAAAAGTTTTTTTTTATATTTAAAAAAATTTATTATTTATGAATCACTACAATGAGCTTATTGACTTAGGCATTATACTTAAACGCTCTACTGGCTCGGTCAAAACTAAATGTCCAAAATGCTCACATACTAGAAAAAACAAAAAAGATGATTGTTTATCTGTTGATATAAATGAGGGTTTATATAATTGTCATAATTGCGGTTGGGGTGGTAATGTAAAATTTAAACAAAAGGTTGAATATGTTTTACCACCAAAAGTAAATTGTAATTTAAATGACAAAGTTATTAAATGGTTTAATACCAGAGGCATTACAGAACCAACATTAATACATTGGAAAATAGGCGAATCATTAGAATATATGCCTCAAGTACAAGCTAAAAGAAGATGTATAAATTTTAATTATTACAGAAATAATCAAGTTGTTAATGTAAAGTATAGAGATGGTGAAAAGAATTTTAAATTAGTTTCTGGTGCTGAGCTTATATTTTATGGCATTGATAATATAAAAGAATTAAATAGAGTTTACATTGTTGAGGG